CAAATTTATATTTATTTGGAAAATTTTCTGAATCGGATGCATAACTATATTCTGCTTGGCCTTCGACTAAAGGCACTTTAGCTAATTTGACTTTCCATTATTGCAATCCTCTATTACCCCATTCTTGAAACATAATATTCAAAGAACGGCGTGCAGATTTTAACTGGAAACCAGTTAAATCTTGAATACCAATTCTTTCGTAAGCTTCTTCAATTACTTCATCTACTGAAAAAGTTTTATCGAACGTTACTGTGTTCGAAGTAGTGTTTGCCATAGCTACTCCTTAATTATAATAAGCTACTACAAAATCACAGTTTGTTACATCAACATATGCAGCAGTTTCAAATCTAACTCCATCACCATCAAAGTTCATAGTTATTGGTTCGCCGTCAGCTGTTCCCCATTTCAAATGAATTTTAATAACTCCTGATGCAGCGGTATTGTCATAAATTTTAACTTCACCGTTTGCAGCGCTTGCTTGACATTGTATAGATCTGATTCTTACTTGTCCTAAATTAGCAGCAGAACCACCAATAAAACCTTGTAATCTACCATCACTTGTTAAAGCTACTGATGCTTTTACATCACTCATAATTTATCTCCTAAACCATGTGGGCCCGAAGGCCCACATTAATTTTTATTAATACACTGAGTATTCTATCTCAAGTGTGCCGCGAAAAGCTGTTAAAGCTGTATCACAAGCAGAACCCGCACATAAGTACAGATATTTGCTTGCTATTGCTGCATTCACATTAGGTTCAAAAATGTGAAACGTACCAGCAGTAGCATCAAGATCAATATCAATCTCAGTTACAGAAAGAGCTGCTGAAAGTGTTGGTGAAAAAGCTGCAACACCAGCGCCTACTATCTCTGTACCAGAAGATACTGCAGCATTGGTAGCTGTTCCTGATGTAGCACTAAGCTGTAAATTACCTAAAGAGTTAGCATCACTTGCAGCAGCAGTTGTAATACCAAGCACTGCTTTATGAATAAAGAATTTACTTGCTGTTACCAAAGCATCTGGATGATCTGTATTTAATGTACCTAGTTCTACTAGAACATCGTCATCTGCATAAGTAACACTTGCCGCATTTGTGCTAGACAAGTCTATTGCAAATGTTTGAATTTTTCTAGTTCCTAGTGAAATCAGTTGTCCAGTCGAATTGATTGAAAAACCGGTTTCTGTGATAGCGCCAGTAGTAGAAGATTTGTTAATAGTTTTAAAACCACCTTCTGATCTTACCGGACCACTAAAAGTTGAATTTGCCATATTGGTCTCCTTTTCCGTCAACATAGTCTGAGACGTTGTCTACTGCATGAGTCCATGCTGACTATTTATAAAGTATGCAGTGTTACGACTATACGCCTTTAAAATACTAAATGCAATAAAAAAGGGGCCCCGAAGGGCCCCTTTAAAACGTTCAGTTTAAAACGCTTACGCGCCTTCAGAACCGAAGATACCTCTCCAGTCAGACCAACCGAAGCTGTATCTTTCCCTAGCTTTGTATCTTACGTTACCAGTGTCGAAATCACCTTCCATTGCAGTTTTAATCGCTGCTCTTTCGAAGTGTTTCATACCATTAGGCACGTCAGTTTTAATGAACCAAGCGTCAGTGTCAGTTAAGTAGTTATTAACTACATAACCTTGAGGAATCATCCCCATAGATTTAACTGCATTTAGATCGTTATCTGCAGTTCCAACTCTTGCTGAAGATTTCATAATTCTTTCAGCAGTGAATTGTAAAGCAGATGGAATGATTAGTTTCATTCCTTTGGCAGCAATTTTAAAGCCTCTTTCATCTTTAATTGCGCCAATATCAATCAATGCTTGTTCAATTGACGTTTCGCTTAGATCAGCAGGTGTTTCTAGCTCGTTTCTTTGATTTCCTGCGGAAACAGTAGGGTGAGCGCTTGAAAAGAGCTCAACTCCATCTCCACCAAGATAAGAACTGCTATAACCGTTATTTAAAACGTTAGCTGCTTTAATTTGTTTAGTATTAGCCATAGATCTTGCTAGTGCTTTTGTATAACGCTTAGCGATACTATCATACAAATTATCCTCAACTGCTTCCTCAGTAATTGCGAAAGCGAGAGCTATTGTCTCGTGAGTATAACGTGATGTGAAAGTTTCATTTGCGTTATCAAAAGATACTGCTGAACCTTCAGCTTTTACTTCTGCGTTTCCAAAACCAGATAACATTACTTCTTCTTCAAAAGCTCTGTCTGAACTTTCTTTGTCGAAGATTTCGCTATGCTGATTTTCGTACATTTTGTACTCAAGTCCAAATAATGCATTCAGACCTGGCTCTAGCTCTTTAGAGAGCTGTTGTCTTGATATAGCCATATTATAATCCTCCTGCTATTATTGGTTATCTTTTAACGCATGCTCGTTCCATGTAACAACATAATTAGCATGAATTGCCATTTCATTGTTTTCTGGATCAGAGGTAAAACCAAGAATTGCTAAAGGTTCCCCTGTAGCAGCATTCTCAGATACATCAAGCTCAGCACCAGAAAGACCAGTAGAGGTACTTCCTGAATGAGTCTCAATAAATCTACCTGTTTTACCAACATCCGTTTGAGCAGCCGCTGTAGCTGAATCACCTTGAATCAAGAATGTTTGAAACGGGTTATCATATACAAAGGCTTTAATTGTTTCTCCAGTTGCTACATTTGTTTGAGTGTAGTAATTGGAAAATTTTGGTTTTCCTGTTGAAGGGTCTTTAGATATCATTACTCCTGATAACGCACCAATACTATTAGGGTTATCAACAGCAGCAATACCAAAAACATATCCAGCATTACTTGTATCTATTTCCAAAGGATCTCCTTGGAACATATCATTATCGACATTGTCTTTAATTTGATACTCAGTAGTCTGGAAGTTTGCGACACCAACACGATTACCTATAGGTCTTAGACCAAATGGGGCATCTACATTTGCCATATTTGTTTCCTCCTTAAAGGTTTATTTGTTAGTGATGGTAATAATTACTAAAAAATTAGTTTTTATTAGATCCACCAAAAGTTACACGAGTCTGCCTATCTTGATTGATTGGCATACTTGGGTGCTGCTCCTTCAGAACATCGTGTTCCAATGCATCGTTTCGTTCTTGCGTCATTTTTGCAAAATACTCTTCACGAGACTTGGCGATTTCTTCCGGTATCCTAGCTAGCAGTAGGCCACCAACTCCAATTACTCCCTGATGTTTACCAGTTTCAACTTGTGGGTAATCACTATTTGGATATTCGTCAGCTCTTACAAGCTCCCACCCAGATCTCATTTTGCCAGAGATGTTCTTTGTATCATCTTGGCCCATGCTTTCTGCGCGTATCCATCTATGTCTATACCCGTCTGGTGCAGGTGGTGCATCGAGTGATGATGGAGGAGTCCATACTTTAGGCTTTTCAGTTTTTGCCCTAGTTGTACTCGCGCGGGAAGATTTCTTTACTTTTTTATCGTTTGTCATGCTTATACCTCCTTCGCGGCTAATTGTTTCGCATACTCTTCAAGTGGCACACCTAATCTTTTAGAAATTGCTACCTGTGATGGCGTGAGTCTCACAGTTTTTCTGCGTCCTTTTGCGGCTGGACGTTTGGCACTTGCTACATTTTGAACTGGAGTTTCCTCTTGTTCAACTGCAGATTCCTGTACTTTACCAAATTTGTGTGGGAAATCAAGTCTTATTCTTTTGTCCACTTCGGCATAGTAATCATCAGAAAAAGGATCAAACCCTTCTTGTTCTACAAGGGTTTTATGTATGTCAAATGCTGTATAAGTCATAGCATTATCAGTACCAAACCAATCTGGATCAAGATATAAGGGTGCATCCAAAACAAGGTCTAATACATCACATGTACCATTACCAGGAAGAACATTACCACCTTTATATCCTGTTGGGCCTCCAAGATTATTTTGGAATTCAATGTGACCAAACCACATATCTTGGTCACCAACAATGACATCCACATCAGTACCATCACCAGTCTGCATTATACGGTCTTCTATGATGGTGTTATCATTAATTGCTTGCCA